GTTATTTGCCAAGGACTATAAACTCGTTCACCAGGATATACCACAGTTCTTCCTCGATAATTTATAGGAATTCCACCTAATGTGGAATTAGGAAGAGATGCAGTTCTTACATAAAAAATATTAGTTTCAAAAGTGGAAGTAGTATTAGGACTACTAGCACTAGCGATAGCTCCTGTTATCTTGAAACGATTTTGACGTGTTCCGCCACCAAAACCAGTAATAAAATCAGAGATTGAATGAGAATTAGCCATATATTAATTTATCCTTATATTAAGATTTCTGATGTATCGCTATTAATAACAGTGATACTTATTGTTTGAACAGACGAATTTGGTTTTATAGTAATATCAACAATTAATTTATTTGCTGCTATTGTTGTTGGTGTGTTGTTGCTAGCATCCGAAACAATTGTAAATGCTGAAATGCCATTACCAGATTTAATAGATTCTAATAATGGAGTAGCACGAGAAATAAACTGTTGTCTTAACTGCGGAGTATTTGCTTCGAATAAAAGCGAATTAGCAATAATTAATAATTGTTTCTTTAAATAAGCAACCATTCCTGCTATATTTATAGACCCTAATACACCACTACCAGAATATGATGTTTTATTACCCATCAAAAACGTACCTTCTCCTGGAAAATTTTTCACTGGATTTACACCACCAGCATACAAATAATCAGAATCCGCTACACTAAAATTTTGTTGTAAACTAACTACACCAAGAATTCGACCACGAGTTTTTCCTGCAGGCGGAACCCATCGTGAAACAGATGCTGCAGTACGAGCAATACAACCAGCAGTATCTGGGCTTAAATTTGCAGTAAATATTACGCCATTAGACTGACCAACATCACTTAAAAATCTCTTTCTACCAGCAACAAAAGCCACATACTCAGTACCAGTTGTACCTTGAGTTACACCAAAATCTGCAGTTTGACCTGAATAAGTTGTACCCAAAGGAAGACCACTAATATTTTGATAATTTCCAATAAGTGCAACACAATCTCGCCTCGTGGTAGCAATACTATATGCTGCTTGAGCAGAATACGTATTTCCTGCATCGAATACTACGTCAAAAGTACTTATGCTCTTGTTGTGTAATGGGGTGTTAGAAGCAGTTAGTACACCACTGGCACTATAATAATCTCCTGTAGATCCTGTTCCACCAACCAAACACATTCCACCATATTGTAGATAATTGTATACAGCCCACCACTCATTAACCCAAGCACCTGTAGGACCTGTAGTTTGATATGGACTAGAATTTAAACGAGAAACCCAATCATTGTATGAAGGAACTGTCATTATACCAATACTAGTTTCGGCTGTAGTTCCATTAGCACCAGTATACCCAAATATAGGGATTAATCCATTAAAAGATACTACACCAGCAATAAGAGGAGAATCGGGTTCGATGACTGCCATTAGAGATATTCCTTTTGTAAATTATTTAGTAATTGTAACATGTTTACTCGTAACATTTGTTTAGTCTTACTCAATATTTATATATTTCTAAAATTACACTTTAGACCAAAAATCACGTTCTTCTGAATCTGGTTGTGATTGTGGAGGTTCTTCCTCGTCTACATTAGATATAAACCCAAAGCTAAACCAGTCATCTTCCTCAATTTTTTTAATCTCCCCTTCAAAAAGCTCTTTTCTGATATCTACATTGGTTAATTCTTTGAAATAAGGCTGTTTGGTTAACCAAGCAAATAACACCATACACATCACAAGGTCGTCTGTATGCATATCATCTGCTGCGTAACTATTATGTTTTGATATAAAAGTCAACAGTTCAGAAATAACTTCTTCGTCTTCTACCAGAAGTTTATCTTGTTCGATTAAACTCTTAAGAATAGAACAGCCCAATTTCTTGACTGGCATGGTGGTTCGAACACCAAAAAGAGTCTGCCCTTTACCAAATCCACCATTAAGTACCTGACCACTTCTGCCTTTATTAGTACTCATAAGAACATGTTCATATTCTAAATCATAATGAAGAATATCGGCTACTTGACTACCAATGTCATTCACTTCTACCAAAACATAGGCTGTATTATATTTTCTACCAAGAGCATCAATCATGGTAGGAAACAACATTGGCGAAATAATATTATTTCTATATTTTGCAACCACCTTATATGGAGTGTCTGACACATCGAATACTAATATTGCACTATAGTCTTTTCCTTGTCCTCTGGATGTGTCCACAGTCATAATGTAAGGTTTGTTTGCTACAGGTTCTTCGTACACCCAAAGACCTTCTTTAGATTTAGATTTTGGTTTTTTATGTGTTAGTGTATGAAGTTTGGCAGTAGAAATTAGAGTATTAGAAGAGCCAATGAAATCACAATTGTACTCGCTGTCGAAACGTTGCTCTCCGCCAGCTCCACCACCTAATTGCTTTATAGTTCTATCTTTCCATTTTTCGTCACGTAATGGACCACCAGAATATAGGGGTACTTGGCTCCAATGAACTTCAATAGGAACGTATTCACTCTTACCTTCTTCTTCTTCTTTCCGTGTAGCTCCCTGCCACAAATTATAAAACATATTCATTCCGTTTGGTGTAGACACAATAATAACTTTAGTTGTTTGACCAGAGGTAATAGTCGGATATACTGAACTAAAGAATTCATCTGCAATATTAGAAGGAACGTGGGCAAACTCATCGAGCACTAGAACATTGTAGGAACCACCACGCACAGCACTGGCAGATGTGGCAGAAGCCAAAACACGAGATCCGTTTTCAATCTGAATAGAAGTTTTATTCCATTCCACTACGCCTTGTTGTAGCCATTTCGGAAGATACTCGTATGCTTCTTTTACACGCTTCATAATTTCCATGGCAGTCTTCAGTTTATTAGCCAAAATAGCTACGTTTACGCTTTGATTGAAAAGAATGTAATGAACACACCAAGCAACAACGGTTGTAGTTTTACCACACTGTCGTGGTAGTTTTGCAATAATATAACGATTATCCTGAATAGTTTCCACCATTTTTTCTTGATAATCATACAACTCAAAAGGCTCAAGACCTTTATCTAGAGTAACAATTTTAATATATTTTTTAATAAAATAAACAGGGTCGCTAGCACACTTCATATACTCAGCGACTTGTTCTTTTGTGAACTCTACATCAGTGCTAATTTGTTTGAGATTTGGATTACCCAAATACCCATACTTTTTCTTAGATCCCATTTTCTTCATTTTCTAAAAATTTTTGACTTTTAATAGATTTAATACGACTACGATCTTTGTTGATAAGATCTTGAAGTTGACTAGTAGATCCAACAAATATAGATTGATTTGTTGTGTTGTTGATTGTAGTTTCTTCTTTTTTTACAACTTTAGTCTTCTGATATAAATCAATCAGATCTTTATTCATGTCTGCCACAGTCTTTAACAGCAAACTTACTACTTCAAATGCTCGTGGATTATCTCCTGCTTTGGCAATTTTAATAATCTCATCAATAGCATCAGAACCATTAGCAATCAATTGTTTAATATTTTCACGAGCATAATCAAAATCACCATCAATGTTTGTTGTTTTTGGAGGAATAATAGCTTCAGCAGTTATACCAGAAAATGCCAAGTCTAGAGATTTAGAAATAATATCATTATCGCTCATGCAGTTACACCATAATAATCAGTAAAGGTAAATGGAGTGTCAATAGTATTTATCTGAATATTCCTAACCGTTGTAGCAAAACTCTGATTAATATTTCCGTAAACATAGGATTTAGCTGTAAATTGGTATGTTGATACTACATTTCGTCTAGTAGAAAAATCTCCCTCGTATTCTTGTGTTAAATTAGTTTGAGTAAGAACTATAGGAACATCAACAGCCTGATGCATAGTGTTCATATTCAAAGAGATGATAAATTCTGGTGAAAAATACGGTAATATTTGTTCTAATATTTGCAAATTTTCTTCAATATTTCTGGTATATACGTACAAGTTAAATGTAAAATTATAAGGAGTTTCTGTATAAGATGCAGCAAGTGAATTTTGGTTAGCACTAACCTGTGTCATTTTGGACAACTTATTCATTCGACGAGCAGAATCATAGACTAATCCAACCAATTCAAACGACATCTGGGGAACACCAATTTCAATACGAGTATTTTCACTAATTGAACTGTGTTCAGTTAAGCGTCTAATAAATTTTTCTTTAGAAGCATAAGTTAACGGAACAGTAAATAATCGTTTACTGTTATCAGCATTCGTCTGTTCAATTTGAATACCATTGAATAAATTACCAAAACCAATAACCAACTTTCGAACTGAATCGTTTTTATAATAGGTAAACATTAATAATTACCTTCTGAAAAAGGATCCGACTCGGTATAATTTATTAAGCCCTTAATTTTGGATTCTAGAGAAATATCAGCATTATCTCCTTGTAAACTTCTATCTTCTGAATTAATAATTGCTAAGCTAACTCCAGCTTGCTTGGATATAACATAGAACTCCAAGTTACTAGAATCACCCTTAATAGTGTAAAGTAATGATGCTGAATTTAATACATTACCAGTAGTAGCACTAACATAAGCAAGTCCTGTAGTTCCAGGAGATATAATATAAGCACTGAAAGTGGCATTTGCTAATGTTGCTCCGCTGCCAGTAACACCACTGACTTGATAAATCTTTTCTCCAATATAGAATCCCTGCGTTTGACCAGATACTGTTGGTATTAAAGTTAATTGTGTAATAACTTCTTGATTTTCAGAAACAACATTATCAATTTCTGTAGTTCCTGTTGTAATTTCTTCTTGGTTGTAAGTGAAGAGTTCACAGGTTAATTTATATGAAAACAATTTTCCAAATTGATAAAATGGATTTTCGTGTTCAACAAAATTGATTTCAAATATAGCTTTTGCCAAAGGAAAATAAATTAAATCACCTTCTCGTGGTCTAGTTATATTAACAAATCTAGTTTGTACTTCTTGCTTGAACCGCTTCTTGGAAAGAGTTAACAGGATACTGTCTTTGACTTCAATCCCGAATTTACTAGCAATATCTCCTTGACCATCAAATCCAGAAACAGAATCAATATACATTTCTAAAGGAATACCATTTTTGTAATTAACTTGCAACCCTTCACCAAACAACACATCCATATCTAGAATATTTCTAGGAATATAATACATGTCTCGACCCATAGTTTTAATGAGTTCAACTGTAAGATCTTCAAGGACATCCTGTTCTCCAGAATAATCCTTTTTAAAATATGGATTCGTTGCCATTTTATCCTGTCATGAAATCAACAGGAAGTTCATATTCACGTTTAATTTCTTCTTCGATTCGTTCAATTTCACCAGCAGCTTCGTTTTGAATTTGTCCACCTCGCATCACAACACCACCAGGAAGGGCTACACCATCAAACTTTGCCATATTAGCTCCCCATTGGCGTTTGATCAATGCAGTAACGTATCGCTTGAGATAACGATCATCAAAAATTTCTGTATATTTATTTGGATCTAGTGCTGCATAAGCCTGAATTACCAAAAAATCTCCAGCCACAACTTCAGTACTCCACTGCATATCTAAATATAATCTATTAGTAACTTTACTAAATTCAATAGCCTTTTCTGGTTGAAACAAATCTTCAATCAATTTAATATATCTTTTGGTGCTGTCGTATGCAGCTAATCCCATAGACGCATTTCCACCAAGATTTCGATTCATACCAAAATAATCTGATAAGGCTAGTTGATAGCGAACATCAAACATATTAATATTTGCAAACATTCCAAACTGCATAACTTTAACAATAGAAACAATTTGTTTACCTGTAGGACCATCTACTTCGTTTGGGGATATAATATTTTCGGTAGGAATATACCTATTGACTATATCTGTAGCCGTTAATTGATATTTAAAGAACACTTTTTGAACACCATCGAAATGACGCTCTGTGAAGTATTGAAGAGCATCATCTAGACGATCTTCGCACTGTTCCCAATCTACATTGATCTCTACAACTGGAGCACCCAATTGTCTAAGACTATACTGAATTAATGTTTCTCTTGAAGTAGGTTTTGCCATAAGATCCCTTTATGGTATTTATGGCAAAATTACTTTACATTATTCTGGTTTTGGTGGATCTTGAGGTTTTTCTGGTAAAGTGACATTCAATTTTAATACTTCACCAAAATCAATATGCTCAATATAATAACGTCGAGTGATAGGAGAAACTGATTCGTCTGGTTTACTTGGTTCATAATTACTAAATCCAGGCATATGAAGAGGACAACTAAGCTTAGGATAATCTAACTTACTATACTCTTCGCCTTCAATAGTAAGCCATGTGTGTGGTTTATCGCCACACCCACAACCACCACAAAAATGTTTTCCTGGTGTTTCGCTATCTTTCAGATATTCACAAGGAGGAAGTTGTCCTCCAAGATTAGTATTACCAAAACAACTAATTGCTCTAAGTTGTTTTGCAGATTTATTAATTTTCTGATCACTTAAACCACGACTTACTAAAGCTGAAGCAAAGCTCTGGACCATTCCTATTTTACGAGAAAGAAACCCCTTAATATCCTGAGGGTTAGATTCTTTCCTAAATTCTACGTTTGTAGAAACTGGTGTTTGTCCTTCGGAAGAAGGTTGTTGATTTTCTTTATTTTTATTACATCCACATCCCATAATTTAAACTCCTAATAGTGTATATGTTTATATATCACGAATTCAAATAAATTCTTCTAAATAAACGAATATTTAGTGAAATATTTCTTGGACTAATATTAACATTTCCGTAGTTGAATCGTGATGCGTTCTGAGAATACAGGAAATATTTATTGTTAAAATTCTGAATTCCATTATCATAAATAGTAGAACTCATATATGAACTTTCTGATAATTTAACATATTGATCATTTAGTTTAAACCCATATTCTATATTCTGAAAATAAAATGCCAATTCTTCTTGGCTGGGAATATACCAATCATTAAATCCATTTAAAGTGTAATTATCTATGAACGAATATACACTAGCTTTATTAGCTTCATTATTTTGTTTATTATAAAGACCATCATAAATAGATGTAGTCATATTACTTGCTGGTAAAATATCAGAATTCATAGGAATACGGAAAAAATCATCAGTAGCAGCAATTAATATCCAACTTTTTTCAGAAGTTCCTGCTCCATTTCCTCTTGAAATGTATTGATTTGCGTTTCCTGTAAAGGGACTACCATACAAAGTTACGCCTTTAGTATTAATAGGAGATCCTGGTTTAAATATTCCAACATACAAACCACCTTGATAAATTTGTGGATTTGTTGGTAAAGTTTCAATATAATTTGTTGAAGTTTGAAGTGTATTTAAAGATGCTCTTGGAGAAATTTCATCAACTCCTGTAAAATAAACACCAGAACACGGAACAGAATCATTGCAAGAAATAATACCATTTGTTGGATAAGACCAAAATCCAGAACATTGTGTCTGGGATGCAATTGAACAAGAAATTATTCCTGTTAATCCTTGTGTGCAACAATTTCCTAATATATTATTTGTATTTTCTGTGTGATTAGAATATTCACAAGTAGTATTCGGATTAAATGTGTATTGTAATCCTTCTTCCGCTCCTTGGTGTAAATCATTACATTCAAAATTAGTGTATACATCACTACACATAATATTATAAAATCCATTTTGCTTGTTATAATAATGACATGCTCCTAACGACCCAGTGTTTGAAGTAAAGGCTGCAGGACAAGAAGGACACGCAGTTCTAGCAGTATGTCCTGGTAAAAAATAACCACGAGCAACATCACACTCGACTTTAGAAGATATTCTGTCTAGACTTCCACAACACCAGCCAACACTAGAATCACCAGAAATAGATGGAGGATATGCTTGTATAGTAGGAGTTATAGTTCTTGCTCTAAATTGAATACTCATTTTAACAATCCTCTAAATCAGCGCAATAAGATTCAATACCAACGCAATCTATACTAACACATTGATTATTTATTTTTTTAGTTTGTGTATTTATTGGCGTAAAAAATTCTAATAATCCTGCTGGTGGTGGATCTATATAAACTTTTGATACAGAATCAGAGTGCCTTGCTAGAAGTTCGCCACTTCCTAAAGTGGAAATGTATGTTCTAGTTACTAATGCGTGTACTTTAACGTATCGTCTTGCTGCTGTGTCTGTGTACAGTTTTAAAGTTGACGCTGCGTTAGGGATAATAAAAGTATGTGGATTCACATCAGTACCGTTAGTCCAGAAATCGTAGTTATATCCTCCTGAGGCTTTTTCTGTCCATACTAAAAATTGATCAGTATCTTCCTTTCCAATATAATCTCCTAAATTTTCGCTTGGACGTACTACGAATTCAATATTACCAGTTGGACTGCCTAAGGCGTCAGTTTGCAATGATGATGTTGTGCGAATAAATAAACTTGGCTCATAAAATTCTACTTTGGGATTCTCTGGACTGGAAATAAATGGTATGCGTATTTTTTGGCTAGCTATGACTGGAGGGCTTTGAGTTATATTAGTGCTACCAGTATAAATAAAATAAAACTCCCAATCAGCTTGGCAACACGGTTCTCCCACTGTAATTGTTGCACCAGACGACATGACTTCCATTCCTGAACCAACAGAATTCATGTTGTTACCAGCCTCAGAGCCCACTGTCCATGGGTAGGTGTCTTGGAATGCAGAAACAAATATACGTGCACCGTAATCAGCAGTAAGATCACCATTAGTACTTACATTATATACGGTAGGAGTAACACTTATAATACGATTATTCTCATTAAGAGTTTTATTTATATTCAAAACTTTAGTAGGATTTACGTATGCACAGACTGTGTTTATATCTATGTCTTCTAGTCCTCCCATGTCTCCCCCACCTTGCCATGGTTCTCTTTCAAAGCGTATAGAACATTGATTAGTACTACTAGCAGCACAACTTAATGGACCAAAACCATCATTACTATCTCTACTTGGATCTCTGTCACATAGTGTAGGTTGCCAAAAATATCTAAAAAATTCTGCTTCTCTTAAACCTTTATTAGTGAGACCAGCAGCAGGATTTACTATGAATGGACAAGTAGTAATATCTTGAAAACGAGTTGCTGCATCTGGCGTGTCTTGCAACCCACAACTATCGCCAAGAGGATTGTATCTGTTTGTATTATATTTCACAAACCATATATTACCTCCTTGATAGGCTGTATCACTTTCTTTTATTTCTCCTATGTATTTGTACCCATAAGTATATTTTTGTTTTTCAATAAACTCAGGATTACAGCGGTTTAGCAGAAATCCAAGCTGACACCAAGCACTTCTTAGAGTAATTGCACAATAAGTCCCAGCCTTCATACTACCATCAGGATTTAGCTCTGCAGAAACAATTACTGTATAAACAGTCATCTCGTTACTTTCATCATAACAAGGATGATTAGCCGTACCAAGTCCGCCAGGGTTTATTACAGTAGTTTTTCCCGTGTAAGCTTTAAAATCGTTTATGTAGAACAAATAAACAAAATATTTTCTGTCAGGATTGCTAAAATCTAATGCTGGAGTGCCTGTATCACCACTTCTCGGAGAACAGCACACAGTACTGTCGGACTTAAAGGTTATTCCAGAACCTTGATTATTTTTATTAAAAAATAGTGGCTCACCGTTTACTTGTGCTCCAGCCACATCATTTTCTATACCTCTTGCAATCGCTTGGTACATAGGATTAAATCCAACACGAATTCCCATAGTTAGTAATTTGTAAGTTATATCTGGCTGAAGCTGCAGCATTGTGCTATAACTAGAAGTTCCATCATCACGATTTGCTCCTTTACAATGGGAACCTGTTGTCACCAAATTTCCTTTGGCTGCTGTTGTACAGGCATCAACACAAACAGTTGGACCCACATCTGAAAAAGCCCCATAAAGCCTGTGAGCACAAAGATCTGAACCTGTATTAGCATCTGTAATTTTACAGTCAGAGAAATTATAATGAAATCTGCCGCCGCCGCCAGTAGAGTCTATTACGTTGCCAGAACGAATACAACTAGCAGCATATGTAAAACCACAACCACTATCAGCTCCTCCAACACAAAAATTAATATATCCGTACTGTACCGCTAACAACTTATTATGTTCGCGACCATCTTCCACACTTGAATAACAGTCGTCACACATTAACATTAATTCAAATTCACCACCTACTCTGGTTGCATTAGCGCAACCACTACAACCTGGAAGCTGACCATCTTTGTAGTGTACAACAGGCATATTAATTTGGTCTTTAATAGATCCCGTTGAATCTTTTAATTGTATTGGAAGTGTTCCTGATGAACCGTCAGCACTTGGTAGGGTAGTATTATCAAAATAGAAACCAAGAGTGGTACCAGGTAATAGTTCTGTGAGTGGATCACCTTCAACTTGAGAATTAATTGCAGTTCCGTCTGGTAATTTTGCAGTAAATTTAAAAAAAGTTCCAGGAGGCGTTGAAGAAATTTGTCGAGGAAAATCTACATAAACAGGATTTATATCTGTAGTTTCAATTGTAATAGTAAATAATTTAGAAGAATTTGGCAGTACTAAAATATCTGGATTTTCACTAATTATCATATCATAAGTGTAAACTACTATTGGTTCACAATCAATATCAAGGCAATTGTATTCGCTAAACACTCCCCCAATTGCGTCACAATCACGTAATTTTACACCTGCATAACAAATATGTTCGCTGCAACAAGAACCTATTATGTTGCAAGTTTCTGAGCACGGTTTTAATGGATAAAAATTTCCACCAAGAATATCACACTCTCTTAGAGTTATATAATCTTTACAAGGATTAGGATCCCCTACATCTATAATTGGTGGGATATAACAACAGGAACCAAACAGAGAAGAATAAACAATATCATTCTCTTCACCAAGACCCCTGGCAACAAACGCAGCGTTAAATGTGATACCCGCATTATCACTCCATAAATGAACGATATTCATTCCATTCAAAAATCCATATCCACTAACACCTAAATTAGTATTTTCAAAATATACATTTTTTGGAAAATTCCAAACTTCAGCACCATCAATAAACAAAGTATATGACTGTAGTGCTTTTGTGTCTGTGTTAGAAGTAAATGCAGTAATACCAATAGGAGAATTAATTTTATATGTGGTATACTTAGTTAGATCCATAACTAAACCACCAGAATCGTAACCAGTTACCACAGAATCTAGAGTAATTCCTCCAGTAAATCCTAGAGTAATTCCTCCAGTTATATTAAAATAAATTTCATTGAAATCGGTAAATACCTTTACAGAACTGCCAGTAGCACCACCATGAGCAGTTAAACCAAATGATAGTATAGAATTTGATCCAGTAATACTAATTTTTGTTGTAGTTGCCGAATAATTAGAATCAGTATAAACAATACTATTAGGTAAAGTAGAACCATAGGAAGCAGAACTAGCTAAAACGTTTGGTGTTATTAAAATTTCTGTTTTATCTGCAGATAAAGACGATGTTAATAATCCAGATCCACAAATTCCTAAAAATTGAAAAGTATTTCCGCTAATAACACCAGATAAGCCAGAAAAATAACCAGATAATATGGCAGCAGATATTCCTCTAGAATCAGAGTAATATCCAGTAGGTCCAGTAAATCCTTGTAAAATAGAAATATTACTACCATTAGATCCAACAAAAGTTAATGTATTTCTAGTAGAATCTGTATTAATAATACTAATATAAGTTCCAGTAGTTCCAGTGGGACCAGCAACAGAACTAATACTACCAGTAGGACCAATAGGACCAACATTACCAGTAGGTCCAGTATTCCCACTTTGATCGTGTATAGTGCTATTTCCTATAATTGTTGGCATATGATTTCTATTATATTTAGTAAACTTTAAATCAACATAATCCTACGAACATGCTCCCGCACTAGCACAAGCAATATCTCCTCTAAAATTACCCCCATACAATTCGCATAGTGTCTGTGATATTTGTCTACAAGCACCATTAATACAACAGGCACCAGCAACCATATAACAGTTAGTTTCGAGATTACGCTCTCTAGTCTCACAAGTTGTACTTGCAGAAAATACCGAATTTGTAATACTAGAACAATAGGATCTAGTAACATAATCTAAGCATTGTCTATTAGTATCACAAAAACAACAAGAACCATATTCTTGAAAATTAAGTGGAGTCGTGTTTTGAGATCTAAAAACAATATTCGTATTAAAAGTTATTCCGCTATTTTGCACAGCATTAAGTGGTGTTAAAACTGCTTTAACATCCTTATAAGAACTATTATACCATTGTTTATTATACCATATTCCTCCACTACTATATAAAGAATTAACTGAAGTGTCTGCAAAATTTTTAATATATGCAGTAATACCATTAATATTGATTAAATTTATATTAGTTATACCTGTAGAATTTTTACCTTGTAAAAACTTAGATATTGTTGCCACAGCAACGTGTTGTGTTGTAGAACCAGAAGTGTGAGTTTCATAACGGAATATACTATTTACTCCATTTGCATCCATCAAAACAAAAGCAGTATTTCCTGCAGAATATAAAATTGCATTTGTTATACCAAAACCAGATGTAGTAGATAAACCCCGAAACATCAAATCCATTCCTTGATAGCCTAAACTAATACCATAGAATCCTTTTATAGATTTAAATGATGCAGTTAAACCAGATACCCCACTAACAATATTAAACGATAAAGGTGTAGTTCCAGTAGATCCCAGAATACCATAAGGATTTAATGAAAAATCAGCAGATCCAGCACTGTTACCAGATAAACCAGTAATACTTATTGCAGTGCCATCCACTAAATAAACAGTAATACCATCAGAATTTATTTTTCTTATGTAATCTATACTATTACCCGAATTTCCTGTATTTCCTGTTCCTCCAGTAGGACCAGTAGAACCAGTAGCACCAGTAGCACCAGTAGGACCAACAGGCCCTGATTGGCTTTGTATATAAATTAAACTAGATGCTCTAATGTTCATGGTTCTATATTACTTATAAAAATATATAATAATTATTTCGAAGAATATTACAATCTATATCAAAACACGTTGTATATTTTCCTGCAAACTGTGTTGTTACTGAACCAGATACTCCTAAAGCCAAACAATCAGTACAACTCAAATAATCATAACACCTATATGCTGTATCAAAGACACAACACGCCCCTACTTTATCACAAATAGAATCGTATGTTGCTCCACAAGTAGTTCCGATACCATGAAAGAATCCTACACAATTTTCTGCATAGGTTTCTTGGCAAGTTCCATCAGCCTTACAACAAGCTCCAACATACCCTAATTCTTTAAATGTAGAACTTCCAGAGGTAAATTCACTAGGAGAAATACAATTAGAATCAAATATTTGATTATCAGTACATCGAGATGACGTTGAAATTGCTGAAGCATACCAAGATGTAGTTCCCCCTAAACCAAAAAATGATATTTTCATATCACACGTAATTCCGTCAAAACTAAAACATGGTGGTCTATTTAAAGACCATTTGATATTAGAACTAAATCTGTTAGAAATTAATTGAGGATTTAATGCTCCAGAAAGAAGCAAATCAAACCCATAAACTTTATTATCGTTTGGTGGATTATTAATAATAATTGTTCCAGTGCTTCCACGAAAATCTGTAACAAACACACGAGAACTAGAACCATACATCTGACCATCAAATTCTCTAAAAGTAGGGTCTATGGTACAAGTAATTCCTACAACTGTGGCAGTACAACCAATTGCTCCTGTAGAACCACCTCCTGTGGAACCTGTCCACCCACCACCACGAACAATCTCAAAAATATTTGCATTGACAAAACCAACAGATTCTACACCAGGATTAGTATCAGTTAGATCTGATGGTAGTGTTATGCCAAAAGTATTAGAAACTCTTTCTAGTTTACCAGATGAATTAAATTTTATTAAATTTCTTTCTGTTGATACAGAATTTACTAATGTTACTCCAGGACTATTAATTGAAAATATAACCTCATCTACATTAGGTCCATCTGTTATAATAAATACTGCATTAGTAGTATTAACAAATCGTATAGGTCTTAATTGCAAATTAGACCCAGTAGTACCATAACCTAAACTAACACCAGTTCCTATATTAGAAAAACTCAACAAATAAGATGCATTTCCAGTTGCACCATATATTTGTGTAGAAGTAGAGTATGTAGAACCATCAGAAAATGTAGTTATCAAATAACGATCAACTAAAGTGATTCCTGTAATACTAGAACCAGTAGAACCAGTTAATCCTAATCCTGCGGGTCCTGTTGAACCTGTTGAACCTGTTGGTCCCGTAACAGAGGAATGAGAAGACGAAGTAAATACACTAGAACCAACAATAATCATTACAGATTTAGCCTAGTATTTATAGAATCAATTTGTGATTGCATATAATTAATACGAGTTTCCATATCTGTTATATTTCCTAAAGTTAAAATTCCAGATATATTCATAGAATTGATATTTAACGAATCTGGAACGCTTATATAAGTGTTATTAGTTGTTTCTATATACGGAATTAGATTATTTCCTCCTTGAGTCGATGCGTTATTTGTGACAATTGCAGGAACAGTAAATTGATAAACCTGTGTTGATGTTGCTGAAAATGATTGTCCTGAACCACTAGTAGAAATATAGATTGTTTTAGAAACAGACATTAATGATTTATTAGCAACTTTTTGTACGTGAATATATTTTTGAGCAGCATCAACACTAATAACTGTGCCTGTGTTTATTTGACTACCTCCACTTAATTGGTATGCTATTTTTCCTATTAATGTAGCAGAAGGTGTAGATGTAACGGTAATGCGTTCAACAAAAGGTCCGCCACTATTTCCATAAATTGCGTATAAATCTGAATATGATTCTTTTAATAAACTCTGATCTGTACTAACATTCAGCCAATTATTACTAGGAGTAGCAGATGATGTAAGAAACCTAACATCCCCTGCACCAAAAGGAACGGATTCTACTACAGCAGCATTTCCTGCTTTATAACCAATATAATTTACTACAATACCATTATAAGTACTATGTGGTGCAATCTGAAATACAGGTTTAATAATTTTTGAACTAGTATCATCAACATCTATAGTTCCAGTCAATCCACCAGCAATATTATAATCTAAAAATAAAACATCAAGACCACCACCAGCTCCACAAATTCCAGTTAAACGACTAGGGGGATATAAAATAGAACCATGTGTAACAACAGTATAAGTATTATTTGATTTAGTTTCGACAATACCAACAACTTCAGCATGTTCATCAGTATCAGCTTGCGATTTAACGTATTGCCCAGTCAAACCTCCTCCAGTATATTCAGGATCAAATCGAACAACATCTCCACCAGTAATACCAGCAGCAATGCTATAACCTTCTCCTGTCTTTATAGTAATAAAAAGGCGTGAGGTATCTTGTGCCAAGACAATATATGGCGAAAAGACTCTACTATTTTGTGAACTGGAAGAATTAGACATTTATTATCCTTATACGTTTAAATTTAAATCTGAATCTGCAACATAGTGGAATTTTAGTGCATCTAAAGATGCTGCTCCACTAAGTATGGAAATTTGCATTCCCTTTTTACTAGTAGAACCAACAGAGATGTTTCCATAAGACGAAGCACTACTTATACGAGTAAATGTAGTTGTTGTCCACGGATACGTAACTGTTGTGGCATCCGAACTTGCCATATTTTTTCCTGAATTCATATTATAAGCATCACCTAATATTCCGTTTGGTGTATACAAAGAAATAGTTGGACTACTAACCATTTCTGTTGGAAAATTAATAAAATATACTGTTTGAGAATTTAAGTTTGCTAATTGTAATATTTGTTCGTTGTTTGTAGAACTTCCAGGATATCCTGCAGTTTGTCCTAAATCATAAGTTCTTTGGTAATAAGGTTTGCAACGTTTCAATTCAGTATCTGGACTAACATAAAATACAGATCCAGTATTTCCATTAAAGTCTAATTGAACTTGTGCAAGACTAATAGTAGTAGAAGAATTTGGAAATTCAAATCCTACACCAAACCAACCACTTTGAGTTGTTCCTAATGTTGTTCCCCAAGTAGTAACAGGAAAAGTATAAACATACTCTGTCCACGAAGTAGTAAGAGTTACACCACCAGTACCAACCAACACACGATTAGCTAGATCTGCAGTAACACCAGCGGTAGATGTGTATGTATCTTTATACCGATTATAAACTACATCTAGAGTAGATCCATCAATTGTGGACTTTGCCCAGAAATTAATAGTTGCATTTTGATTTTGAAGCAGACGTGCTTCCTTCTGAATATTTTCTAGTTTTGGTCGTTTATTTAAACTACTTGGTTGTGTGTATTGGAACGCACAATCCACATAATATAGTGGAGATCCTGGAACAGAGATTTGATCTGATGCAAACACTTGTCTAGAAATAGAAGCAGTTGTTCCAGTAATACCATCCTTGATAATAAACCAGCGATCAGCAACTGGTGTACTGTATGTGTTTAAGTTACCAGCAGTTAATGATGTTGAGTTTCTCTGCCAAATACTGAACGTACCATTAGCAAGTAAATTATCATATTCACCACCATTTGATCCTCCACCACCAAATGCAGCAAAACTACTAAGTGGAGAAACAATAGGTAAAATAATATCTCTGGTATTTTGAGTTTTGCTTAGAATTATTTTTGCAGTGCTTCCATCTAATTTAATAATATCTAAAAATTTATAATCTATTGAAGTAGAAAGTATATTTGGACTAAGTTGTAGATCCACACCATTAAATATCACAGAATATGAACCAGTGTCTAGAGATGCACTATAGAAATTAGAATCCAAATCAGTAATATTAGAATTAAATGATCCGCCTACAGTAGTAATTTCTAAGATGTATGTTGTTGCTGTAGTACTAATAATCTTACTAATAAGACCCAAAAAATTAGACCCAAGCAAATCACCCATTGAATTAAAATTCCCAGTAGAAATATCAGGAACAAAACAATTAGTATTAGAAGAAGAATTTAATTTTCCTGCAAGTTTATATTTTCCAGTATTACTAAGTAATGGAATAATTGCTGATTCATCGTCATATACAACGCAAAAAGAATCTCCTACTTTAATTGCATTACCAGTAGTATTAATTGCAACAGGATTAGAACTAAAATCTACTTGGACAATTATTTTATTGTCTAATTCTGCAGTAATACCAGCACTAATACCTTCAATAACAATGCCACGATACGGAAGTATAGAACCAGCACTACCAGTAATACCCAATAAAATAGGTTTAGAAACATGACCAAATGTGTTTGGTTCAATTGTTGTGATTCCACCAGCCACAGTTGGACTTAAAAAGTATGCTTGTCCTGTGGTTAGTGTGGCACCAGAAATTCCTAATGCATTACTGATTGTTTTACTGAATACTGTATTATTGATCGACCCGCTAACAGCAACTGTTGTGGCAGAAGCAGATTGAGCTACAACAACTCCCATAACTTCTGATGTGCTTGCGCTATTTGCCTTTGCCAAAGTCAATCCTAATGTAGGATGTGTGGTTACTATGTTGCCAGAAGTCAAGCCTACAACAGCAGGAGAAATACTAATTGTAGTAGTAGAAACTGAAGGAACTGCACCAGCAAACGAAACTGTTCCATTAAATAAAATATTTCCGTTGAATGTTACTCCAGTAGTTACTGTGTTTGAGTGACTAAACGTATAGTTACCAGATGTATCATAAGTGATGCTAACACCATCTCCAGCAAATCCTTTGTACATACTAATACCATTAAGTGCAGATATGACTGTATTTGTAGTGTTGAACCACGTACTAAATGTATCAGTAGTAACTAAAGATGTGATTGGTGTTGGCATTTTTTGTGATTATCCTGTTTTTAGTAAGTTATTCTGTGAATCTGATAATTGTTTATAAAATTTACTTCTATAGTGTTAGTTCCACGTATTCCCGTGAATATAGGAAGTAACGTTTCTCCTGATTGTAAATCTGATTCATTACCAAATCTCATAATTTTCAATTGTAGTCTAGAAGCACCACACGGACCATTAATAACATTAATGCTTGTTTGATCTTGAATAGAATCGTCTTCATTAGTGCCTGGAGCAAGTGTTGTGCAAGATATAGTTAAAGGCTTTATTATTATTCCGTAAGCATTATTTGCGGTACTTGGGGTAGTCAAAGTAAAATTTGTAAGTATTGGTGTTACTATCGAGTTATAAACCCAGACTCCGAAACCACCATTAAATTCTTTGCTTTTTACTAAATACCACCCAATACCAGCAGACAAATTGATTGCACTATCTGTAGAAGTATTAATAATATTACCAGGAGTAAGTGGAGTGCATCCATTCCAGCCTGGACCTTCCACAGAACCTCCTCGTTGATCATCAAATATTACCTTGGTAAGCCAGGAAGACATCATAGTTTGCGTCAATGTCTGTTGAACATAAAAAATTTCTTGCATTTCGTTAAGTTCCGCAGCCTGCAAAGGAAAACCAGGTCTAAATGCTACAGCATAATAATTTTTTGCAGCATCAATTTGGGATTCTATTCTGCTACGAAACGGATTTGCTCTGAGAGGAAATCCTGTTTTGAATGGTTCGGTTATGCTCATTTGTAATTTTTATCCTGTAAATGTATTTATACTAATATCAAAGTTATATGTTTTTACTGATCCAGTCTGACCACCAGATATTCCAACGCCATTTCCAAAATTCAAAACACCAGTAGATAAATATTTTCCCTTTGTTTTGTCTAAAATAGGAACTTCTTCTATCTTTTTGACTGTATATACAGCTCCTCCAACAGTCATTTTATCTCCAAGATTTATAGCACCTGGAATATCAGTTACATAAGCAATTAATCCAGTCTGGGTACATGACTGATTAGAAGTATTTGTGTATGTTATTAAATCAGTACTAGTTTTTCGTAAAGTAGAAAATACATTATAATTATTTGCAGTTTGATTATACAGAACCTGCGTACTATTAAGAACGTTATAAACGCCTGGTGAAAAATCTAAAGTTTTAACTGGAGGAGACTCTGCCATAGTGATCCTTTATACTAAACGTCGCACTGCGGAAAACTTGAATCTAGACCAAGGAATACACGATATTCCATAGTCGTTATTGTTGAACTATTTTTTGTAAATTGAGCTAATCCATTTCCTGAAGTAAATCCAGGATTTATTAAAACACCATATTTTGTTATATTATCTATTCCAGAAACATTAGAAATATCAGTACTTAAAATACTAAAATTAATTTTATATCTTTTACCAGAAACTAGAATTTCTGTACTTTCAAATATATTATCAGGAAACGTAAATAGGGTAATGGCATCATTTAGTGGATTTGTCTGTGTAGTTCCTGAGATTAAAATATCTGGAAGCACATAATCTTGACCATATTCTAAAGTTTCTATTCCGTAAACTTCATAAGAATTCGCATCAATTTGACTAGTTTTTAATCGAACACTAGCACCAGAACCAATAGGATCTATTACTGTTACAACTGGATTTGGTGTAGAAACTGTTCGTTGAGCTGTTGTTAAATTACTCAAATCAATACGAGCAGACATAATACCATTAGTGCTAGAAAAATTTGACAATAAGTTTACAGCAAACTCATTACTGCTGCCATAAGTAAATGTGTATTTACTTTCTTGTAATTTTTCATACAAGGTGTTTATTGTGGTTGTAGCAGCACATAAAGGATTTTCTCCTGTATTACTTGAAACAATACTACCTGCCGTTAAACCACTCAAAAATATAGGCTGGCGATCCAATTTATCAGCTAATTTTTGACATTCATAACAATCAGAAAATATAGTTTCGTTAGATACGTCACCCTTAGCATATACTTCGTTTGTTAATTCGTCTGTATTGGCTTCTTTAAAATAAAGACAACAACACCCAAAGGCAGTAACTCCTGAACCGCAAAGAGGTTCGTATTTTTGTGTAAAATTATTATAATCTTGATTTATAGAAATGTCATATAAAGGAAGATCCTTGTTATTAACAAAAGCATATTGAGTAGGATCTACTTTAAATATTGGCATCCAGCTGTAACCATCATCATAAAGTACTACTGTTGGAGTAGTGTGGTTTGGTATAAAGGAAGAAGTAATTACTGTTCCGTCTATTCTATTGTCTGCATTATTTCCCAAACACAAATAAACAACATTGTTGTTTGGATTAAAAACATAATAATTATTTGCAGATTGTAGTGTATATGTGTCGTATATTTTTCCCGCTGACCAAATATTATTATCTCCTATTAAACATCTTTTGTTTTCTGGAATTCTTTTGGCAAATGCAGAATCAGCATTACGATCAAAACCCGAATCAATGGGTGTTCGATTTCCTCCAAGAACTAAAAACATTTCCGATGGAACTTGTTTTAGTGTTAAGTTTGATAAATTTGGTTGTTTCATGATGGATTATTCTAGTAATTATGGGCAAATAGTTACACTACGAGTTTCGTTTGGATAAGTATATCCTGATAACGGCGACAACAACAAGAAGTCTTCTATATTTATCATACCAAATGTCATGCCAGAATAATATTTACTGTAAATTTCTTCGTCCCAAGACGGAAATGTATATGTTGGCGAGGTAAATCCAGCATAACAAACAGCAAGAGATTGGTTGGAACCAAGAGTATATCCTTGATAATTTTTTATAATAGGTATTTCGTTTTTTACAATTTTAATAGTTTCGTCTATGTTATTAAAAATATCTTGTCTTATTTGATAAAAATCAATAGTTCCTGCAGGATGAAGCAGAGGTTTAACTATATTTTTATAATATTCTACCGATAATTCAGAAACATTAACAACATAAGAATAATCTTGCCATAGGTTATTTGCATCGTAAAGAATAGAATAATTTAAACAACTACTAGTCAGTTCCCCAAGTTCAAGGTCTTGTTCGTCTGACATCCAATCAAATCGACCACTATTTAATCTCATTATATATTTTTTAGGATAAGAAACTGATATTCTTTCTGGATCTATATCAAATAATTCATTTATTACTAACTTAAAACTTTGATCTGTGCCTTTGCGCCCATATAGATTAATTTTTACATTATCTAATAATTTTCTTATATTTTTTTCATCAACTAGACCTTCGATATAAGTTCCAGTAGTATTAATGTATTCTATTGGTAGAGCATTCAAATAAGTATTAGTTAAATATTTTAAATAATCCGCTGGTATTTCTTCTGTGTCTGTAAGATCTTCTAATCGAAAAAAACTTAATTTATTAATATCTTGAGTATTACAACTTAACCATTTATAATATGATTCTGTCAGAGTAATTAGACTAACAGTATTAACAGTATCCTTTTGAACCCAATATGGAAATAATTCTGCAATATTTATTGGATAATTACAAGAGGTATCAAGCGGTTGGGATGGAGTAAAGAAATTATAAACGGTTTGAGATATAGGTCTAATTTCTGGAGAAATCATCTCCCTATACTGATCAGAGACATCAATAATAACTTGATAATCTTGGTTTGGAATATTTTTATTAAATAATAAAATCATGAATTATTATTCCTATGTTGATTGAGAAATAACTATAGTATCTACTATTAATACAGATTCGTTTTTAATT